GCGTATTATAAAGTACAAGGATAGTACGGCTCCTTTTCAGCAACACGAACAAACCTTGCAACTCGATACACACGCCTCGCAAGAGTACGAGGTAACAGTGGAGAGCGATAAGGATAGTGTTGGTAACAGCAAGGAGCTTACATACACTCGCATTCGTGATGGCAATAATGAAACTATAAGGGTAAGAGGTGGAAAGGTGAAGATTACCACTAAAAGCAACCTATCCAATAGCCAAATAGTGGCGAATACTACCCTTACAAGCACTATAAGTACAACTAATAATGAATTACGAAATACAGAAAGCACAACGGCTTTTTCTCATAAAACAAAAGATGTAAAAAGTTCCTATTTATACCTTATTGCTATTATCATAGCACTATTGGTAGTCTTTTACTTTATACGGGACAAACTAAAACGCTTTTTGAAGTGATTTTTTTCTTAATTGCACGAGAAACGCCTCTTTATAGGGGCGTTTTTACTACAACCTTAATACACTATAACAATGAACACCAGCGACGGAACTATGGACTTTGAAGCACGTTTACGACTTGATAATTTAGAACGTGATTTAAATAAAATGCAACGACTTTTCAATGAGTCTATGCAAAGCTCACAGCGAGAAACCAATAAACTACAACAGTCTATTGATACACTCGCTAAGGGAGCATTAGCGCTTTTTACTTTTTCACAAGCAAAGGCTTTTGTCAATCAAGTAATCGAGGTGCGCTCTCAATTCCAGCAACTCGAAATATCTTTTGGCACTATGCTCAAAAGCAAGGAAAAGGCTAATGCGCTAATGGCACAAATGACAGAGCTTGCTGCTAAAACCCCATTTAGCTTGCAAGAAGTATCAGAGGGTGCAAAACGTCTGTTAGCTTTTCAAGTACCCGCTGAAGAAGTAACCGAAACGCTTAGGCGTATGGGAGATGTAGCCTCAGGGCTTGGAGTACCTATGGGGCAACTTATTCACGTATACGGGCAGGTGAAAGCACAAGGGCGTTTACTCACTAATGACTTGTATCAGTTTATGAATGCTGGTATTCCTATCATAGCCGAATTGAGCAAGGTAGTAGGCAAGAGCGAAACCGAAATCAAAGAAATGGTTTCTGCGGGCAAAATAGGATTTACCGAAATACAAGCCGTCATTAAGAATATGACCAATGAGGGCGGTCTATTCTATAACCTAATGGCAGAGCAAAGTAAATCATTAGGCGGGCAAATATCCAATTTGCGTGACAACTTCGACCAAATGCTCAATGAGATAGGGAAGTCAAGTGAAGGTGTAGTATCAGGCGCAATTCAAGGAGTATCATTTTTGGTTGAAAACTACCAAACTGTTGGTAAACTCATTGCGGGACTCATTGCCACATATGGAACATATCGCACCGCTGTATTGGTAAATATTGCTCTCACTAAGGGATGGGCAATTGCTGCCAAAGAGGATGCTATCGCAAAAGGAATTCAGACACTTGCTACAAAAGCAGCAACAGTAGCTACTGGGGCACTTAATGCTGTAATGATGGCGAATCCTTATGTGCTTGTAGCTACTGCTGTGGTAGGTTTAGCAACATCTTATATTCTATTAAGGGATAACACCACAGCAGCCGAAAAGGCTACAAAAGACTACAACGACAAGAAACAACAAACCATTGAAAGTGAAAAAGCTCATAAACAGCACGTCGATGAACTTATTGAAACCGTCAATAACCAAGCTCTTGCAGACACTGAAAGGAGCGAAGCCCTCAATGAGCTTATTAAAACATACCCTAAAATATTTGAAAAATATGATATTGAAACGCTTAAACTTGCTGATATTCTTAAACTCAAAAAGGAAATAGCCAATGAGGATAGCAGACGTTCTGAAATAAACAAAATTAACGGGTATAGAAAAGCTAAAAAGGACTTAGAAGAGTTTAATAAGAACCCGCAAGCATATCTAAAACCATTAAATAACGCTATCAACACTGGTAGAGGAATGGGTTGGTTAAATATGTTTGGATATCAAAGTGTAACTGAAAGAGAGCAACGCGAGTATTTAGAATCAATGCTCAAAAACCACCAAAACGACCTTAAAAAAGGTATCAAAAACACAGCTTTATCTGATTGGAAAAAGAACCTTAAAAACCTACCTGAAAATGAGCTTCAAAAACAACTACAATATCGTCAACGTCTCATTGCTGACTTGCAAAAACAAGAAAAAGAGGGTAAAAAATGGGCTTCACACGGAGTGAAGTTTGGTAATGAATGGTATTCCTTCAATAAAGAAGAATTACAAGCACAATCACAAGCATTAAAAGGACAAATAGATAAGTTACACGAACAAACTTACAACTATACTGACCTATCTAAGAAGTACGCCAAAGCTGTTAAAGACGCTGAAAAGGCACTATCGGATATTACCAACAACAAAGCGGGGTATAAAACCGAAAGCGATTATAAAAAAGCCATTTCTGATGCCAAAGAAAAGTTAGAACAAGCAAAAAAAGAGTACAACGACTTCACAGTGAAACCGTCAGGAAGTAGCAAGGCAAGGTCTACTAAAAATACCCTCCCTGATTTCGACACTGAAAAAGCCCAAAGAGACCACAACCGACAAATTCAAGACGACCTTTTTGCTCGTGAAGAGTCGCATATCAAAATAATGAAAGACGGAGCGGAAAAGCGCCTTGCTATCATCCAATTAGAATACGACAAGCAAGAAGAGGAGATTAGAAGGCGTTCAGAAGACCAGCTAAACGCATTCATCGAAACCGAAAAACAAAAAGCAGAAGCACAAGGCAAATGGAAAAAGGGACAAGCCTTTGATACCAATACACCTGCTATCAATGCTGAAAAAGCACGCCTTGCTGAAAACGAAAAGGTTCTTTTAGCCTCCAATGCAGAGTACCAACGTATTCAGCAAGAACAAGTGTATAAGGACTTATTAGAAAAGTACCAAACCTACACCGACCAACGTAAAGCTATTGAGGAGAAATACAATGCCGATATTGTCGCTTTGCAAACTAAATTAGGTGCAGACGCTCCACAAGTCAAAAAAGCACAAGATGAAAAAGTACGAGAACTCAAAAAGTTGGATATACTCTACAAAAAAGAGGGTACAGCCATTGCTAAACTCTTTGAGAATATGCGCAAAAAGACCGTCAAGGAAATACGCCAAACCATAGCAGAGGCAGAAGCTGAAATAGACCAGTTGGCGAGCAACCTTGATATGAGCGATAAGGACAATGTAGAATATATCCAAAGCCTACGCCAGCAACTTGAACAAACGAGAGAGACAGCCGAGCGTAGCGATACCGTTTTTGGCAAACTTGGTACAAGTATCAAAAATCTATTCAAAGCCAAACCCAATACCGCTGAATGGCAGGAAGCGTTCAATGGTATGTTGTCGTCGGCACAATCAATCACAGGACAATTTGGACAGTTAGGGCAAGAGTTTGAGCGATTAGGACAAAGTACAGGTAACTCATCATTAGAGAAATTAGGACGTACTTTGCAAAACACAGCAAACTTACTTAATAAAACTCTCTCTTTTGCACAAATGGGTGCTAGTGTAGGAGGGGGCTGGGGGGCTCTTATTGGTGCGGTTGTAGGTTTAGGAGTTGGTGCTTTCGAGGGGGCAGCAAAACAACGATTAGCACACGAAAAGAAACTCCAAGAAGTAGCTAATGCAAAAATCGCACAACAGAATACATATAATCGTTTACTTTGGGAAGAAAAACTTTTGCATAAAGAAAATACATCTGTATTTGGGACAAAAGAAATTGCTAATGCGTTAGAAATGTTAAAAGAGTATGTAGATAATGTAGGAAAATTCTATGATAAAGTTCGCAGTCCTATAACAAGAAAAGATAGAGAAGCATTGAAAGGTATTAGTGATGATGTTTACAAAGATTACGTTCGTTTAAAAGGAGTTGCAAATGAGGGGAAAGGGCTATTAGATAAAATATCAGTTGCCAATGGGAGTTATACAACAGGAACTTGGTTTTGGGAAAAAGCGGGTACTGTATGGGATAGTATATCTAAGATTGCTCCGGATATTATAAAAGATGGAAAGTTTGATTTAAAAAAAGCAAAAAGTATACTTGATAGTCGTGAATTTTACGGGGATGGTAAAGCTAAATTTCAAGAGATTATTGAACAATATGAAAGATTAGAAGAAGCTCAAAAAAAGTTTGAAGAATATACAAAAAATACTTTTGGAGAGCTTGGTAACTCAATTATAGACAGTGTATATAATTCATTACAAAAAGGGGAAGATGCTTTTGAAAGTTTTTCTAAGTCGGTTGGAAATGTAATAGGTAAATTAGGAAAACAATTAGCTTATGAGTTGTATGTAGCAGATTATTTTAAAGACTTACAGAATAAAATCAAGAAGGCAGCAGAGAACAACAAAGACAATAGTCGAGGTTTTGCAGAACAATCCTCTCAAATTGTAGGTGAGTTTGGCAATGCTATGAAAGGAAAAGTAGCTGAAATGCAAGAGTTTTTGAAAAAGTGGAACAATATGAGTAGCAGTATGGGGTTTGACTTTCTCAATGAACAACGACAAGCTGTCGAAAAAGGTTTTGCTCGAATTAGCCAAGACAGTGCAGATGAATTGAACGGACAATTTAGGCTACTCACTCAAATAGGAGCGGAAACCAAAAACACAATGTTACAAACTGTTAAGGAATTTACTGAAATGCACAGGTTCTTACAAAACTTTTCAGCACAACAGCTTAAACACCTTGCAGGGATTGAGGTTAATACCTACAAGTTGCACAGCATTGAAACAGCAGTTATAGGCCTCAAGAGAGGAATGGACGAGCTTACCACTAAAGGAGTTAAAATTAAATCGTAACAAAAGCCCTCAGTCTCAATGAGGGCTTTTGTTACGATTTAGTTTGAATTACTTAACCTTACTATAAAACAAAGTGCACGAGTTTTTAAGTGCATTAAATGTAAATCCTATATAAAATGGGTTGTTTTCATCAGGATTAGCAAAAACAAACACGCTTCCTTCGGAGCTAACAGGAATATATCTCTCACCTAAATAATTAATAGTATCATTCCTGTATTTTCCGTTGAAAGCAAATACAATCATTACATTTTTTAGTTTGTTATTCTCAAAAGAGTATACAATCTTATAAAACTCTTGTATATCTCTTATGTCTCCAAAATCATATGCGTATGTGTTTTCATCTATTTTCTCAAAAACACCACTTTTCATATATTTTTTCACATCTTCTTTCGAAGCGTTAAAGTCTAAAAGAGGATTGTAGAAGAAATCATACTTAGGTATAATTGTAACTTTTACCTTTTCAGTATTAACACCATCTGTAATAGTTAATTCAGCATTTCCTACAAAAATACCTTTAATAACTCCGCCTTCAGAAACAGAAGCGTGTAACTCTCCTTTGGGAAAAGAGTATGTTATCTTTCTATTAGAAGTGGCGTTTACATTTTTTTCTTCATTTCTGTATAGAGATATTTCCTTATTTTGAATATTCAA